CCGGCGCCGGCTACGGCTCCGGCTCCGGCGACGGCTACGGCGACGGCTACGGCTACGGCGACGGCTACGGCTACGGCGACGGCGACGGCGACGGCTACGGCTACGGCGACGGCTACGGCTACGGCTCCGGCTCCGGCTACTGGCTCGCTGCGTTGAAGGACCACGAGTCAGCTGGCATTCTTGCATTCTGGCGCAGCGACGCCAACGGGCAGCCGTGCAACGGCGGCAGCGGCGACCCCGTTGCAGTCGGCCTGATCGAGACCGTCCCGGGGCCGTTGCAACTGTGTAGCCGCTCCACACTTCACGCCACGATGGAGCCGGGCAACTGGGACGGTGAACGGCTATGGGTCGTTGCCCTCCACGGGGAGGTAGCGTGCGACGGTGACAAGATCGGGGCCCTGAAACGCGAATTCATAGCGGAGATCAAGTAGATGGCAAAGCTAACGGAGACTGCGCTGGCGCTCATCATCGTGGGGCTGGTGCTGGTAATGCTGGCGGTGTCCCAGTGAGCGGACTCCGCGACGACTACGCCGACACCCTGCGCAGCATCCACAACGTACTACGGGCCGTAGAGGTGTCGGAGCTAGACGCCAGGTCGGACATGCTCGAGCAGTCCCGAGATATGGCCGTGGCGGCCCGGCGCCTTTGCGATATCGCCGTCGAGCGCCTGGACTGCATAGTGGCCGAGCTCGACTTTCACACTGGACGAACTGGAACTGGACCGGAAAAGGACAAGGACTAGAACATGGCAAAACTAGGTGACGTATTTCGCAGCAACAGCTGGAAGGCCTCGGACCTCGAGACCGCACAGGTGCTGACCATCTCGGCAGTCAAACCGTACGAGTTCGACGACGGCATGAAGCTGATCATCAGCTTTGAGGGGTCGGACAAGGACCTGATCTGCAACAAGACGAACAGCAACACCATCGGCGACAGCTACGGCGACGAGACCGACAACTGGGTCGGCCAACGCATCCAGCTGTACAAGACCCAGACCGAGTTCCAGGGCCGCCGCGTGGACTGCATCCGGGTGCAGGGGCCGAAGTCGCAGAGCTCCGCACCGCCGCCGCCCGACTTCGGGGACGACCCGGGCCCCGGCGATGGCTCCGACCTCCCCTTTTGATGCAATGCGTCAACAACGTGAGCAGGAAGAGTACCGAGACGGGGCCCGGAACTGGCGCCGTAGTAGGGAGTTGAAGTGAGGGGCGCGGACTGTTGCTGGCGTGTACCGAAGGGGACCCTGTGCGGCTACAGCACCAATACGGTTACTTACCGCGTGGCGCATGAGGGGGCAAAGGGGTACCTAGAGATCCCGCTCTGTATGAAACACAGCGGGATGCTCACCAAACGCATGTGGCACGTGGTGCCACTGACTGCTGATGCTCGGCCGCCGTGGCTGCGAGACGACCAGTGACACCTGAGCGGCAACGGCGCCGTGAGCTCATCGCGGCCCGGTACACGGAACGTACCAGAGAGCCCAAGGTCCATCTCCGTAGACGGGGCGGCCGCGGGCCATGGTCACCGGCGTGCAAGTGGAAGCCGTTCTCGTGGTGGCTGACCAGCAACGATGAGGACGAGGTTACGTGTCTGCTGTGCCGGCGGCGGATGCGGGAAAGGGACGACTCATGACACGGTGCTCACTCTGCAAGGACGGAACCTGCAGCTTCTGTGTCGCACAGGCCCGGATTCGTGAGCTGGAGCTGCGCGTGGCGGAGCTGACCGACATTTCCCCGACGCCTGAGCGGCGTGCAGCGATGCCTGAGGGCGACCGCAGCCGCTGGCCAGGCGTACCGCCGGCCGTGTGGGCGATGCTGGACAGGGCGCGGGAACGGGTTGCGGAGCTGGAGGCGGAGCGGTCCGACTATACTGCAGCGCTACGCATCTGCACCGACGCACTGCTCGACCTAGGCGCCACCGACGTGCTGAGCAGCCTTGTGCAGTACATCGGCATGCCCGGCGACACGACAGGAGGTAGCGATGAAGAAGACCGACACGCGATGGAAAAGTAGGGTAGATGAAGCCAGCAAATTGCGGTTGGTGGAATGTGTGGACTGCGGAGCCTCGCCGGGCGACCCATGTCGTTCACCGCATGGCCGGGCGACGCACCCACACAGATGGCGCTATCACGCCACTATTCTCGACCAAGCCGACACCATAAACCGGCTGTTGGGCCGGTTGCAGTCCAAGCCGAAGAGGGTGGTGGCTGACAGGAACAGGAACAGGCACCGGGACGCAGGCAAACCGTTGCCGTCGGACGAACGACTCGACGCCCTAGTAGTACCTGGCGATACCGACTAGCTCGGCCCGGCGCAAGTCAATCGGCCCCACCTCACGCACCTGGCCCTGTGTGCGGCTGTAGCTGCCCACGTTGCCGTCAATGACGGAGACGATGCCGGCCCCGTGCCGTATAGAACAGCGCTGAGCGTGCCCCTGCCACGGCATCGTACGGGGTAGGCAGATGTAGTCACCGACCTTGATGTCGAGCGGCTCGACGTAGCGGCCGATCTCGGCAATCTCTCGGAGCAGCCACCGGGCACTATGGACCTTGCGCCGCCACGGGATAGGGTGATGGTAGCCGCCGCGCTCGCACCAGACGACCTCGGCACGGTGCTGCAACGCGCTGCACCAGGAGCCGACGAAGCCGTGTGTCAGGCCCATTACAAACGAGCCGGAGTTGTTGGCTCCGACCTCGCCGCGACCTATCCACTCGCGCAGCACCTCGACGGCACCGCGCTGCATCTGCCGGAGCAGGTTCGGCCGCTCGTCGGGGACGCTGGCCACGCCCCAGGGGTATGTCAGGGTCGGTGTCATTGCTTGAACAGCGCCATCGCCAGGCCGACGAATCCGCACACGACCAGCGCGGCGAGGACGATGATGTCGTCGAGTATTACCATGGGCGATACCTATCGCCACAAGGGGCGATAGGTATCGCCACAAGTGACGGCGTGTATCGACTTATCACCACGTCCCCGCTATCCCGAACAGCGCCTCGTACGTCAGCCCGGCAGCTCCATCGCTCCAGGCATAGCCAGCTCTACCACTCGCGAAGAGTCCGAGGTTTTCGCGTAGCTTGGCCTCGAGGTCGAGTCCCAGCCCGGCGACTCCGCCGGCACTGTTGCCGTCCAGATAGCCGTATCCGTGGACGCTGCCGGTGCCCGGCTTACGCATCGATAGTGAAGCGAGGCGCGCATTGATGCGGCTTAGGTAGGGTTTACGGGCGGGCCAGGCAACTTCTCGAGAGCAGCAGCTCCAACCTTGGCGGCCTCTTTCCCGTGATCGGCAACACCCTGTGCGATCACGTAGAAGAAGAGCGGCGACAGCGCAGCTACGAGCTCATCGATATCGAGCTCGAGCCCGAACCGTCCCGCGATGTACGTGAAGACGGTGACGAAAGCTACGAGCGCCTTCTTGCTCTTGAGCAGTCCTTTGATCGTTTCCCACATGGTCTATCCTCCTATCAGCAGGTTTGCCGCCAACGTTGCGACAGTCGTAACCACGGCAATCATAGCACCGAGTTTGAGCGCTAGGCCCTCCGTTCGCTTGTCCAGCTTGTTGAGGGTGTCGCGATTCTCGTCGATGTGTAGATCGAGCTTTTCCACTGTAGTCTCCAACACTTTCAGCCTTCCTGCGGCACCGCTATCGCCTACGGTTTCGATTCGGAACGCATCCAATTTGCGTAATCTGTCGTGATGTATAGCGAGCTGGCCACGAAGGATGTCCATCACGCTCGTGACCGGGGTCAAGTCGTCGTCACTCATGGGATCTCTTGGTAGCCGTACTTGTCCATGAACGCCGTCCAAGCTTCGTCACGGAATGCAGCGTTGATCCAGCTAAAGTTCAGCGGCGCATCTTCCCTGACATGCTCCCAGATCTCAAGTTCGGAGCCGTCGTCGTGACGCACGGTAAAAGAGACTGTGCAGTCTGTACGCCACTCGACCGTGTGACCTGTTACGTGTCCGTCGCCGTCCAGTACCGGAACCCGTACACGGGTACGGACGAAGTTCGCCCCGATAGCGTCCGAGCCGCTGAATCCTGACTTGATTGGTTTTTGAATCATCGTGGTACCTATGCGGGGACGATCTGTACCCAGTTGCTAACGCCGTCGCTGATGAGCCACGTCCAGATGTTTTGCGCCGGAGTTGTAACGTCGCTGGTGTCGCCGCCTGCCGGGGTAATGGTGCGACTCGTGGCGCCCGTAAACTTGATTAGGAACTGGAAGCCCCGGCCAGTAGTTGACGCGTCCGGGAGTGTAATTGCCGCAGTGGCCGCGGTTAGGATGACGCAGTAGTCGGCATCGTCAGCCGCATACGCTGCCGATGCCGTTTCCAAGTAGTCGCAAGCCAGTCCGTTGGTGAACGTGGTTTTCCAGCGCTTGGACGTGATGCCGTTGCTGCTTACCGCGTTCGTGAATGAGTTGATACGCGACGCGCCCCAGGTCATGGCCGGTGTGCCACCTGTGTAAAGCGTGCCCTCGGACGTGGCTCCACACATCACATAAACTTTGCCGTCGTTGAGCATCTGCAGGCTGCCCTCGGACGCCCCATCGCGGTCAAAGTGCGAGAACATCGCCCTGTCGGCCGTCTGTGAATGAATGACCGCGATCCCTAATGTGTGGGCGGTGCCTACGTCTGCCGATAGGGCGAGCGTCGCCGCGCCGCTGATTGCTCCGGCATCCGTCTCTACGAGTACCGACTCCTGCAGACCCCGTACACCGCCATCGCCGCGAACGTGAGTGTTGTCCGCTATGGCAGCAGCGGCAAGGGTTACGGTTGCGGGGGTGACATCTGCGCCGGCCTCAATGGCGTCCAACTTGGTAATCTGCGCGGCTGTAGCAACGCCCTTCTGCGCAGCGGTCGCGTCCTGGATGTCGTCGGAGCCGTTGGTGTGCGTAGCCGCGTGGACTCCGCCGGCTCCTCCGCTGCCACCATATAGCGGCTCAGGATATACGTCTGGGTTCCTGCCCATGGCTATCTCCCCACCAGGTAAGCATCAACCGCAGTGTCGGTGCCGCCGATGGCTGTGATCTCGAGGTAGACGCGGTCGTAGTGCTGCAGCCCGTTCACGAGTTCTGTGTGTAGCAACGAATTCGCCGCTACCTCGCCGATCGCGTTGCCTTGATTGAGAACGCCCTTTGTGGAGTCACCGGAATGTGTACCTAGCGGCATCCACTCAGCTACCGCCACGGCGTAGACCCAGAACTTGAGCGTCACGGTCATCGTCGCGGAGCCTGCGGTGCTCTTGACGACGATCGCGCACTGACCGTCTACCGGCACGAAGTGAGATACGCCCGCCTGGGGGTTGTCGATGCCGGCCAGGCCGAATCCAACATCCGTACTGCCCGCAGTGGGCGGGGAGTTGGTGGCCGTGGCCGCGCTTAGGAGTTGGATCTTCATGAGCTACCGCCCGTGTACGTAGAGGTCTACCGCTGTCGCTGTGCCGCCGATGGCCGTGATCTCGGCGTAGATGCGCTCGTAGTTGTCCAGGCCCGTAATGAGCTCGGTGTGACGTAGCAAGTCCGCTGCCACCTCGTCAATCGCGTTGCCCTCGTTGATGAGTCCCCGGCTGGCTGCTGTAGCGTGGCTGCCAAACGGCACCCAGTTGCCAACAGCTGCGGCATAGACCCAGATCTTGACCGTGACGGTCATAGTGGCGGATCCGGCCGTGCTCTCGAGGGTAAGCCCGCACACGCCGTCGTTTGGTACGTCGTGGCTAAGACCGGTGAACCCAAGTCCTGCGAGCGGGAAGCCCACGGTGGCGTCTCCGTCGGTTGGTACGCCGTTGGTGGCCGTGGCGCCGTCAAGGAGTTTGATCTTCATTGTCCAGTCCTTATACGCCAACACGGGCGCAGTTTAGATTCATGCTCGACGGGATAAAGTCTGATGACGTTCCGGCAGCTGCTACGCGCACGTCCAGGTCTTGCCCAGCGGCTGCAACGATATACCCCGAGCACGCAGCGCGGCCGGTGTCGGTGCCGGTGCCGATCTTGCGCTCGAGCAGCACATTGTCTTGAGCGGCACCGTTAAGATACACCTTCATCGTGTATGTCTCGTTAGTGGTGCCCGTCCACGACACCGAAAACGTGACCTTGTAGGTTCCGGCAGTGTCCAGCGTGATCTTGTTGCTAGCCTTCGCGTTGGTGGCCCCGTTGCTGGCGCCGTCTGCGCCCGCCGCTGTGTTGAAGCCTGTTATCAAGTCGAACGTGTCCGCTGAGGCGTTTGTGACCTGTGTGGTTGATCCACCGGCAACGTAGATCTCGCCATAGACCGGGATCTGAAACGACAGAGCGCCTGAGCCGTCACTCTCGAGTTGCCCGGCCGCATCAGCTGACGGCCAGGTCAGCGTGTAGTTGGGGCTGATGGCGTTGTTAGCCTTCATCTGGAACCAGCCGCTAGTCTGGCCATCCCAGATGATGGTGCCGTCCATGTTCAGATTGTTCCACGGCACCGGGGATGTCCCGAGGCTGCCGGTGCCGATTACGTCTCCGGGGACGTTCAGATCGCTACCGTCGAATGTAAACCCGGAAGTTGAAGTCATGCCTCCGCCGCCGCTCTTGCCATGCGGAACTCGATCGACTGCAAGATCCGTTGGCGAGTCCGCTAACGCGTGCGTACTGGACCCTCGGTATAGCCCCTGCGGCCCTGTTTTTACTCCGTTACCCACCACATCCTCCTTGATCTACGCTCCATCGCTCACAACCGTCCAAGCATCGCACGTACCGACGAACGGCTCAGACTGTAAACCAAATGTGTACGACAGCAGACCAACGTTGGCTGTTGCTGCGAACGGCTCGGGGCTTTGGAACCCCGCATCCGGCATTCCGGCGCCAGAGCCTAGCCAAGTTGTGTCGCCGGGAAGCCTATAAAACGGTGTGATTGTTGAGTCGGCGTTGCCTACTAGCCGGATATCAGCACGTCCGAGCGGGCAGAGGTCTGCCCCGCCGTCTGCGATATTGTTTGCACCATTGAGCGAGTTCTTGCTCTCGATCGTGTAGTGCGTACCGCCACGATGTCCAACCGTCCAGAGTCGGTATGACACCGTCGCCATCGTTAGGACATGAACGCAGACGCCGCAAAACTGCCACGGCGATGCATGCGTATCAACGCCGGGCACGTTGGCCGTCTGCGTGTCGCCTACCGTACCGATGCCAATATTGGTCGCGATGACCTCGAACGGGAATGTAAGCAGCATCCAGTCCATGCGTGCCTGGTCGGTCAAGTACCAGAGTTGCTGGTCGCCTGTGTTGTCATCGACGAGCGCGTGGTAGCGGCCGCCCGCTTGCGTGACGGTCATGTTGCTGGTGTCGTCGTAGAGTGTCCACCGTGCTTTCATGGCGCCTGAGCCGTCGAAGGTGTCATCGAAGCCGTTGTCTGCGACGCTGGCAGCCGGCGCCAGCATCGATGTGGGCCTGACGATCACGCAGCAGCCCCCCTGAACGACACCAGCAGCTTGCCGGAACTGCTCTTGATTCCGGTAACGACATCCTCCTTGCCTACGGCCGTGCTGAGTGTTGGTTCCCCTGCTGCGCCGAAGTCGTAAGCGGCGTTCCATGTGAGCTCATACGAACCGCTACCACCCTGAACGATGATGAAACAGAACGTTGCGCCATTGTCGAGATTGAGCCAGTCCGCCATGGTCCGGGATGCGGCCAGGGTTACGATCACAGACGTTCCGTCTTCGTTGACGTCCGGCGTAATCGTGGCCTCGTCGGTGAGCACTCCAAGCGTTGAGCCAACGCGAGTGCCATCAACGGAGTCTGTGGCCGATCGGTATAACCCCTGCGGGCTGCGGCTGCTCGTCACTGGCTGCCCTCCTGGCTCTCACGCTGCTGTGCCGCCGTTGCCGGTTCTGCCGACTTGGTCACCGCCCCGAACTGTGGAGACGGCTGTGGGGCTTCGGTGCCGCCTTGTGTGCCCGGGTCGGTGGCGTAGTTGCTCTGTAGTACCCGGATAACGCCCGGGTCCATGGACGGATCGACGGGCGCGTTGAAGAATATACTCATGCTGAGCCGCTTGGAGTAGGGCAAGGTCTCGCGGAGCTCCGGGATCTTGGCCATGATCTGCGCCCGCTGCTCCTCGTACATCTCCGGGTAGACCTGGCGCAGTGCGTCGGCATCTTCGGGTGTGATTGTCGCGTCGAGTACCCGCTCGAGTACCGACATCGGGTCCTCAACGGCTGCGGCGGAACGTGCGAAGCTGGCTATCTCCATCTCCGACGGCTGCCACCGGTCCGGGCCGAGTTGCGTCGCCATGTTGTCGGGTCGCTTCGGTAGCTTGCTGACGAGGTACTCCACCCGGCGGGCCGCGGATGTCTCCATCCCGTCCGCTAGTACCGGATCGGCTGCTGCAACGCCGCTCAGCCGCTCAGCGATCTCAGCGCGCGCGGCAGGTTTCATGACGGGCTGACCGTCTGGTCCCGGCTCAACCATCGCCAGCAACTCAGCAGACCGCTCACGATACGCTGTAAGGGCCTTGCTCTTGGTTGGTACTGCTCGGGCCGCGGCTGATGCTGCAGGGCCGTAGGAGAGCTGCTGGAGCGTCTTGGTGGTGGTCGGCCGGACTACGCGCGCTATCTTCTTGCCGCTGGCCATAATGGCATCGATTGCGGTGACTCCGCGGCCGGCGGCTTCAGCCCCTGCTGCAGCGAACCTTGCGCCTACGAGGCCCTTGAGTTTGTCGATGACCTTGGGGGCGATGGCAAGGGCGAGAGCCCCGGGTGCACCGCCAACCATAGCGCCAACAGCCGCCCTGGTACCGTAGCCCTCAACGGCTTCCCCAACGCCGAGGCCGGCGGATGGTTGCGTCTTCTGATACGCGTCTTCGATCCGCTGGTAGAGAGCTTCGTTTTTCGCGATCATGTCGGGCATGGCCTCCATCCGCGCTTTCCGAATTGCTGTCATCTCTCCATCTGTGATGGCCTTTTGAAACCGAGCCGCCTCATCGAATTCGAGGGAGACCCGCCTACCTCTCTTGACTGCCTTCCCGCGCCAGTCGGCCCATAGCCTAGCCGTTTCCTTGTCGAGTTTTACGCGCCCAGCAACGCGCTCGTAGTAGTCATCGAGCATATCGTCGAATTGCGGCTTCCAGTCCTCGACGAGCGCCCGCTTCGCCTCCGAACGGCTTCCGCCGGCCTGGTCAAGGTAGTCCTTGAAGTTTTCGCGCTCCCACTTTTTGCGCCATTTCTTGTCAAGCGAACGAATGTGCTTAGCGACCTCAGCAGACTCCTCGGCTACTTCGCTGTTTATTCGTCGCAACGCTGCCTCTTCGCCTCCCTCACTAACCACGTAGCGGTCCCAGTGCTTATTCCTGTACGCATGCCACGTCTCGGCTGTCCTAGGAGGCATCGCGGCAGCCGCTGATTCCGCCTCCTTGATCTGGGACGTAACTGACTGGGACAGTGCCGCATCCTGCTCCGCGAGCTCTTTGAGCGCCTTCTGTGGATTCTCCATCGCCTTGCGCATGACCTCGCGGTCAGTTTCCAGCGCATTGCGGATACTGTTAGGGCGTCGCGCCATGCCCTCGGGGTTATCGAGGCCGCGGGTGATGGCCTTACCCTGATCGGTGACTACTTTCTTCTCGCCGCTCGATGTGACCGAGTACAGTCCTTCGCGGGAAGTCGCGTAGTCGTCAACGGCAACGCGTAGCTCTGCGGGAGCTATCTGAGTCGCCTCCTTAGGCGCTCGAGCGTCGTCGAGTATCTTGCGGGTTCGGCCCAACGTCTTGCCGACTGCGCTGCCGAGCAAGGATAGGCCAAACCCGCCGCCGCTGCCGACGAGGCCCCCGAACAGGGCGTGACTCTTGATAACCGACGCTGAGCGCTCCATAGTGACCGGTTCGGGGCTTCGGCTGACCTCAGCGATGCCGGTCGCTACGCCGATGCCGAGGCCTTCGACCCCGCCGCCGATGCCCATGCCGGCGGACTTTGCCAGGGTGCCTGTCCCGAGCTTTTTCGCTACACCGGCCTCAACTGCCCTGGCAACTCCTCCCAATCGAGCCACTGGGAGCTTAGAGAGTACCTTCGTCGCCGTGCCTGCTGCCCTTGCTCCGCTCGCTGCACCGCCGCCAGGCACGGCTAGCGCTGGCAGGTACCCGCCTATATTGCCGACTGTTGACGCTATCGGTGACCGTTCGCCAACTTCGCGCACAGATTCTTCTTGTCCCACCGCTCGAGCTGCAACGTCAAACGCTCCGAGCGTCGCCGTGCTTGCTGCCCCCTGGAGAGCCGCGAGTCCTGGCCTATCGCCGTATGCGCTCTCGAGCGTCTCTTCATGCACCTCGCGGGTCTCGCCGCTGGTGTCGAGCAGGTAGCCGCCCTCGTCAATGGCCGCCTGTGCGTTCTTGCCGGTCAGATTACGTACGTCTCCTGATCGCGTCTTAACGCGTACGCGTGCAGACGGCGCGATTTTGAGCTGACCGGACTGCACTCGATCGACAATATCCGGCCGTAGCGTCGTGTAGACCCGTTCCCCGGTCTCCTGATCGATAAGCGAGTGCTCGATAGGCGCAACACGCTGTTCACGCTCGGTGAGCTCACGCGCTTTTATGCCGCGCATGATCTCTATCGGGGTACGCTCGTCCGGCATCTATTCCTTGCCTAGCCTTCCGCCCTTGAGTAGCAGACTCTTTTTACGACCGCGCGCGCGCGCCTTCTCACGCTTCTCCGTCGGAGACAGCCCAAACTCCATCGCCTGCTCGAACTGCCGGCTCCCCTCACTTGGGTAGTCCGCGATAGACCCGACCTCGGCCTCGGTGCGGATATGCTCCTCTTCCTGGCTCCACCGCTCAGACTCGGGGACTCCAGCCTCATCCCATCCCTTCACCTTTTTGGACCAGTTCTCTACGAACTCGTCGGGTGTCTGGCCATAGCGGCTAACGTACTCGTCTTGCTCTTGTTGGTCCGATCGCTCCTGCTGCTTCTTATCTACGCCTTCGTCTACGCCCGGGTCCCATGCTCCACCGTCGTAGCGCCGCCCGTCCTCGTTGGTCTTGTAGCGCATGGTCGAATCGATCCGGCGCTTGATGTTTTCCTTCATGGCCTGAATGCCAGCAGTCGGATCACGCGCACCGGTCAGGCTGACCTCGCCCCACTGCTTTTCAACCAGGGCCATGTCCTCCTTGGAGATGGCTCCAAGGTTAACGAGCTCCTGAGCGAAGCCGAGGATAATATCGCCCTCGTCCGCCTTTGCGCGTTGGAATGAGTCGCTGGCGTAAGTGTCACTCCGCCAACCGTCATCAGCGTACGAGTCCTCAAGCCTGTCGAGTGAGTGAATGATGCGAGAACCGGCGGCTAGGGTATTCTCGATCGAGCGGGCCGTGGTCGAGTCGGGCGCAACGAAAGGAGACCCGTCCGCCATCGCCATACCAGTAATACCCTGCTTGTGCACCTTCTCGGCGCGGGCCTTCTGCTCCGCCGCGCCCTTGCCTGCCTTGGCGATTTCAAGAGCCGCCGCATCGGCTTCCCTCTTGGCTTCCATCTTGTCTCGGTCAAGTTCCAGCCGCCGCCCGGCCTGGTACGCCTGGCGCCTCGAGGCCTTGTCACGCTGCTCCGCCCCGATTCGTGCGGCCTCTGCCCGCTGCTCAATCGCGGCCCGGTCCGACTGCATCTTGGCTGCGTCCTTTTGGCGCTCCCACAGCCCGTCTTCGACTTTCTGTCGTTGCGCCTCGGCAGCCTGCCGCCACTTCATACGCTCGCCTGCGATATATCGCGCCTTGGTTCCCGCGGGGTCGAGTTGGACTTGCTGCTCCGCGAGCATCGCGTCCATGCCCTCATATTGGACAAGTCGCGCCCCCTCAGCTGCCTTGAACGCGTCGCCGGTGCGGGCGTAGATGTCAGCGGCGAGGGTGCGGCGGATGTCTAGCGCGCCCTTCTGATTCCCGATATCGAACATCTGCGCGTCAACGTCTGCGTCGATCTGCCCCTTCATCAGAGCAACTGTCGTGTTCGCGCCCTTGGGATTGAGCCAACCCCCCATCGCTGCCGCGATGTAGGCTGCCGCCTGCTGGCCGCCGGTGCGAGAGTTCCACCAGCGATCGCGGTCGATCTTCTGAGACGCAATCTGCTTGGCTTCCTCTGCAATCTCGTAGGACTCGCGAGTGGCTTCCTCGGCACCGCGCTCGAGTATCTTCGCGTTCTCAATGGCTCGTTGCTGATTCTCGCGTTCGGCATCGGCTCGAGCCGTAACGGCCGCCTGCTGCTGCTCAAACGCTTGCGATGCCTGAACCGCCGCAGCGTCCTCGGGCGCCATCGCTTCCATTTCGCCTACCCGAGCCGCAGCCTCGCGGTCCCCGCCCGCCCATTCCGGCGTCGGTCCCGGCGGCGGGGCCGTAGGCTCAGGGAGCCCGGCCTCCTGCGCGTCAGTCTGCTGCATGGGCGGCACGCCGATCCGGCTTAGCTCAGGGCCCGGCACAGGAGCAGGAGCGAACCCTGTCGCTACCGGCTGATCGACAGCGTCAAGGATGGCTGCGACCTCGGGGTCTGGCACTGCTGCCGCCGGCTCGTTGCTGGCGTCCACCGTAGCTCCCACGAGCTGACTGAGTATCTCCTCGTTGGTGGGGCCGGGGTCGATCGGAACGCCTGCCGGGTCCACTTCGGGCACTGGGGGCAGGTTCATAGCGTCCAGGAACGGGTCACTGACGGGCGCAGGCGCCTCGTCGATCAGCGCCCCTGCCTGATCCCAGTCCTCCGGTACCCAGTCCCACGCCATCTTAGCCCTCGAGTTTCTTCAGACGTCGGTGCAGCGAGCTCGCAGCCGCAGCCAGCCCGCCGACCAACTTGGCCGCGTCAACAGCCTTGCCATCGGGAGTGTCGATTACGGCCTGCGGTAGCCCGGCCTTCTCGAGGTCCTGCGCCATGACGCCCAGCTGCCGGCCCTTGCCGTGTTTTTGGTTCTTGTAGTCGTACGTGTAGGCGCGAAGGCCATCGAGCAGGGCGTCTGCGTCCTTGTCGGCAGTGGATACGTTCGTCTTAACCCGTTCGTCGGACATCAAGTAGCCCTGCAAGATCCCGCCGCCTGCACCCATGAGCCTGTCCGTCATACTCGGCTGCATTGCATCCGCTTGAGCGCCCGGCAGCGCCATTTGCACCTCCTGCCCTCGCAGTTGCTGCAACGCTTGCATGAGTTGCTGGTTGGCGAGCGCTCGCTCCTGTAGCCCGGCCAGAGATGACTGACCGGCAAGCCCAGAGCGTAGCCCGCCGATGTTCTGCGATGCCTGCCGCTGCTGCATTGCCTGGTTGCCGCGGCCAGTAGCCGCGAACGCCTGCTCTGCGGCGATATTGCGGCCTAGCGCCTGTTTGAGCTGTTCCTGCGCGATCGAGTTCTTGCCGGTGGCCAGGTCCTCAAGGCGGCCAAGACCACCTTCGATCTGGTCCGCGTAGCGCTCGATGCCGCCCCTGCCGCTCTTGTCCTGCCAGATTTGGCCCATCTTCGCGGCCCAATTTCCAGGAGTGCCAGCGCCGGGCCCGTAAGCGCTGCCCGGCTTACTGCCTCCGGGGCCGCTCAGCTCCTCGTCGTTCCTGCCGCGGCCCTGCCGCCCCGGATAGCCTGGTTCGTTTTCGTATGGCATTCCTCTCTCCTTACGTCGTTTGCCTGGCCGGTAGCCGGTATTGGCCCTTTTTCAGACCGATCTCAAATGCTATGGCCGTTAGCCGCATGCCCTCACCCCAGGCCGCGACTGACCGCTTGATATCCTCGACACGTATCCGCACCGAGCCTAGCTTGCCGCGAGTGAAGCGTCCGCCTATACGTAGTGGCAACCCGGCCACCTCGTCAGCGCTGTCGATGGTGAATGTGGTGTCATCGATCCAAGTGTCATCGTACCCGTATGCGATGCGTACGCGAACGTCGAACGACTGCGCCCCGTGCCAGCCGCCCAACAGCTGCCACTTGCGAGCCCGGGTGTAGCCGGTAATCTGATCGAACGAGATCCAGCCGGTATCCACGATCAGAGAGTAGCCGTCGGCAGTCCCCGGGTCGGTCCATATTGCCGGGGACTCAACGGTAACGACATCGGACGGCTCGAGATAGTACGGCAGCGTCTGTGAGACGACTGCGTCTACCACTCCGTCTAGGGCTTGCCAGTCGCTCCATTGCTGCATCTGGTAGTCGTAGCAGTAGGCGCCGCCAAACCAGGAATCCGACAGCACGACGAACCGGTGCTGGTCCGGGTGCGGTATTACCCCGGTGATGTTACGCGCATCGTAGCTAGTGGCTGCGTCGCCGATGTATTGCAGCTGGTATGCGCGGTCGATGATAAACCAGCCCTTGTCACCGTGAAAAGCGAACCCTTCAGGGAGTCGGGCGACGGAGCGGGCATCGGTGCACCCGACGCTAGACGACACAAGCTGAGGACGGCCGTAGTCTCCTGCGCCGAGGTTGTCCGGGCCGGTACCGGCGCAGAGGTAGACCGCGCGTTCCTTGAATACCAGCAGGCTGTCCTCCGCCGCGGCAAGCGCTATTACCTTGCCGCCGTCGGGCGGAATCTCTATCGAGAGCGCTTCGTTGAATGCCGCAAGCTTCCCGGGCTGCTGTAGCTTGCTGTAGCGAACGACGTTATCGTCTGCTGTGCCAATCCAGAACAGTCGCGATTGACCAGTTGCGATGACGCGCGCGGGTACGTGCATGGCAACGTTATCGAGTTCGCCGGTGTTCTGGTAGTCGAGTTCGTTCGACAGCGCGGCCGCATCGGTGAAGTTCTCGTCTTGCCACGTGATGGTGTCAGCGTTCGGGTCGTTCTCGAGATAGCTCTCTTTGCCAGTGCCGATTGCAGAAGGCCCACTTACGCGATTGAACGGGTCGCCTACTTTAGGATCGGGCTGGCTGCGGTAGACGGCAAGGACCACGTTGCTCTTGCTTGTGTACGGAAGCGTTGGGACGACTATCGTGAACGTGTCGGGAGCGCCACCGGTAAACGTCTTCGAGACGGTCCCCGCAAACGTACTCTGCTCGACCTCTCCACGGTCGTTACGCCACTCCCAATACAGGCGGTACGAGTACGACGCTCCGTCCGTGAGTATGTCCGCCGTCGTGGCGCTTACCGTCTCGGACATCGCCGTATTGTCGATCTCCGGGTAGACGAAAAAGCCGGCCTCGTACACGCGGCGGCCGTCGTACTGAGCTAGGTAGCCACCGGGGATGTAGAGCGACTTACCCATCTCAACGGAATCGTAGCCCCGGACATCGCCAAACGTGTAGGTGTAGTTCCTGATCCCCACCTCAGACCGCATGGTCCCTGCATGTTCGCGCTCCTCAGACACGGACAGCAAGTGCCGTACCTTGGGCGCCCACTTATACGTGTCTGTTGCCGTCTTCTCGAGTTGGGGCAAATGACCGGTCGTTACCGTCTGATTGTAGGCCTCGCCGGGCAGGATACGGGCGAGAAGGCCGACCTCGTCACCAGCAGCGCGCACGCCCAACGCTGGAGCGTTGTCGTTCCCTACGACGTTCTCGGCATCGATCAGGACGTACTGCGTCTGCTGCGTGCCGGTTGCGAGAACAACGTTTACCAACGTGCGGGAGTCATCGCCAATCAACGCGCGGCTGGCTAGCTTCGAATGACGCACGAGCACGTTGTTTGTGACAACTGCCCCCACCGAAGCCGCATGCTTTACGCGCCAATAGCTCGTGCCGCTCAGGCTGTCATAGAGCACGATCCCGGATTCAGACGCACTCTTGGCAACGCACGTGATCTGCAGCGGTGTCACGGTATCAATAGCAAAATCGACGTTGTCGCCGTCCGCATGAGTGGACGCCACCAAATAATCAGCGTGAATCGTTGCCGCTGCCGACTGGCGAGCAACCAGAACCTTGAGCCATGTTGAGTTGATGCTAACCGCAATCACCCCAACGCATGCGCGAGCCACTGAGACATCAGTATCTACCGTGCCGTCCGAATCAACCTGCAGCATCCCGTATTCGCCGGCCCCTACATTGTTGCGGTAGGCGATGTGCGATTGATTGGTCGAGTCATTGACGACCACGTCGTAGTGCGAGCTGACGTTAACATCAGAGGCCAGCGTCCCAGCAGCCGATCCTATCGTGTCGTCTATGTCCGTGGAGTCAACAACAATAACCTTCAGCACGCGGGGGCTTGCCTGTGTGTCTATGTAGTAAATGTGGAACTTGTCATCGACAACGCGCACCTTCGGCGTTGTTGCAGTCGTGATGGTCTGGTCTGCGTAAACCTCCGTCTGCGTCCGGTCGTTAAGGACTGCTCCGGTGGCTTGGTCAATCACGCGGTAGTAGCAGGTCCCATCCCCCCACACATAAACCTCGATGCCTCCGGTTTCAGCGCGATCCGTGTACGCCCCGGAGCCGGTCACGTACTCACGGACCGTCTTCGACTCGACTCTGACTGACTCGTAACGGCCGCGCGGGACGAACCCGAGCGCTGTCTGAGCAGTATCCCCAGCTGTCCCGGCATTAGGAGCACGCGAATAAACCGCATTGTCCTGAACCGCCAGGAGTTCATCTCTGTATGCCATCAGCCCTTTGACATCAGACAATGGCACGGTGGTCGATGAGAACCCTGAGATTATGGTGCTGATCGCTGTGCGACCCGGTGCCTTCTGGATACCGCCGCCCCGATCCCAAACGGCGTTGTCTACCTGCGCCAACTCCGGGGCCGGAAGGCTGCGCTTGTCCGTGTTCGTCTGCACACCCTTCACGAGGGGGAGTACGAACTGCTGCCACTCGAGCGCCATTAGAAGACCATAACCCTGACTGTGATTGTTGAGGCTGCCGAGACCTGCGTAAGCCAGAGGTCCTTGCTGTCGTCTGCGTCGCTTGTCCCGTCCGTGGTGACCCTCATGATGTGATGGTTGCTGGACAATGACCCATCGCGGACGTCGATCAGCACCCATCCTCTTAGCTTCGTGCCGAGCCCGTGAGTGAGCTTCGTGGTGACACCGTTAGTCAGCACAATGTCGTGCTCCTGCAGCGCGGCGTCCGGGCCCTTAATCAACTCAAACCGGATTACCCCCGCACTGGCAGCCTTGACCGAGGCCTGTACGCCCTTGGCCTGCCGCTCGAGCTCGTTCAGCCTACGACGCATCGGCTCTACGGCTTGCTGGACCACCTTGTCTGGGGTCATCCTGAAGGGAAGTTCCGCCATTACCAGCGATCCACCATTCGCCACTCGCCGGGCTCGTACTCGTCTAGTTCTCCCTCGACCATTACGCGGCGGGGTTGGTTCAGCGCCCGCAAGACGGCCCACTCACGGACACGCTCTCGCATCCGCTCACGCTCTGCCATAGCGAGCCCCACATCTGACTCCTCCTTGCCGAGCGCCAGCACCGCCACACCCCAGAGCAAGAAGGCCTCGCCGTCTGGTGTCACCACATCAACCTGCGTGGAATCCGCGGCAGACGAGAGATCCTTGGGCTGCGGCACGTACACTAGTTCGTATGTCTGCGCCGCCGGGGGTGTGGGGTACAGGGTGACTGTCTTGTCACCGACGATAGCGAACGCTTGAGCGTCCGACGCAGAAGCGCCGCGGTAGATGTTGCGCTCCTGCGCCATGAGTTCGCGCAGGTGCCTACGGTGGCCCTGTGTGTCCACCACGTAATCCATTCCGATCACACTCAAAAAGTCAGCTGGCAGATCGAACGATGCGGCACCGGTCGTGGTAATGGTCTTCGTTGTTTCGAAGTGGCGTAGGCCGGTAGCAAGGATCTCCGAGTACATCTCTCCGTAGACGGTTGAGAGGTGCCCTTTGAACTCGGCCGTGCTTAGTAGCGTCTGATTCTCCATGTCTACGCGCTGCTGTGCGCGGGTAACTAGCGTTCCGAGTGTGAAGATTCTTGCCATCTATAGCCCCTGGACCCATTGGGTTAATCGCGCAGCCACTGCCGATCTGGAATAAGCGAACATGCGATCCGCGTTGGCCGCGACATCGGCTGCTGTGTGCATGGCGTGACCGCGACCAGCCCTATTCGAGTATGCGCGGCGCATCATGCGGCGCAATTCTCCGCCATCAGGTTCGGACCATAGCTGCCTAGCATTAACGCCGTGCGGGGCTGTGCGCGCTAGGACCACCTGACCATCAACCACCTTCCGTTCAAGCGCCGGCACCGCGCACACCATAACAACTGGGACCGTGGGGTAGTACCCGCGCAGCTCCCTGAAGTAGCCCTGATGACCGCCCCATGCTGGGGCGATTGCAGGCCGACCAAACGCCACTGCGTCTGACAGCGGCAAGTTCCAAGCCTCGCCGCGTGACGCGGTCACGTAACAATCTCCGGCAGCGTGCAGCGTCCTTACCTCGCGATGCGGCACAGGCCCAACCGTGACCGATATCTCCGGGAGCTCATCGACCGGCAAGCCAAGCCCGAGGGTCACCCACTTACGCACATCGTCTACGTTGCAGCGATAGTCGGTTAGTACGCGCAGCTCAGTGGATTCGTCTGCTGTGAATTCGCCAACGTATGCGGCGATAACTCCTTGCAGATTCTTGCGATGCTCCCATGAGCCGATCGAGTAAAAAACGTAACTACCAGACCTGGGTGCCGGCATCGGCTCCGGTGTAACTACGTGCGGGATTACATCGACCGGGCCGCTAAACGCCGCGGCTGAACACTCGCTCGGTGTTGCGATCTTCACGTAGCGCTCGCGCAGTGCAGCTTCCAACTTTGCGGGTACCTTGTCGGTTTCCCATGTCGTCATCAGCGCCGTCGGCGCTTTGTCGTCGATGCAGATGCTTAGTGCTACGCCGATCGGTGCGTGAACCACGAGCACATCCGCGGTATCTGTACCGCCGCGGATGTGCTCGATCGATTCTGCGTGAAAGTCGGACGGGCCGTCGGTTCCGATATTCGCCACGACTACATCGGCCCCTGAGCCGTGCAGCGCCAGTACATAGTCAGCCGCTGCCTGAGAATACCCAGACGGGCTACCAAACGGAGCGATGTACCCGATCCTCGTCATTTCTCTATGAGCCAGTATTCCAACTCAAGAGCTGCCGCGCCGCCGACGATGAATGGGGCCGTTGAGTCATCGTGAATGCGAAACAGGCACGGCTCTCCCGGCGACAGTTTGATTAGAGACGTCGTGCCGGTTCCCTGTCGGATTCCGATCCAGTTCGTAGTATCCCGGTTGATCGCGAATAGATAGCCACCGGTGCCGGCATCCCCAAGCAGCAATGCTTCCTCGGAGGTGCCAACAATTTGCCGGTTGTGGATGAAGTTAGTACCAGCTACGTCGATGCCCAGATCGTTCACCGACGCCGTAAACGACGATGACGATTTCGAGAAAGCAAAGACGCAGGTGGCGGTAATTTCGTCCGCCATCAGCTAACCCGTGACGCCAGTCCTGATGAACTTGAACGTGACCGAGACGAGCTCGGTGGCGACCAAGTCGTGAGCTGCGTCGCTGGCGTTGTAGACGGTCAGGTCGAAGTAGCCGAGCGTCGAGCCGCTAGGGGCGACCCAGGTATCGAGGACGACCGTGTGACCGGCCACGTTGGCAGGTGTCGCGCCTTGAAACGCGAACGAGTAGCCGACGAAGGTGCCGGGATGCTCCGCGAACGAAACGCGGTGTACGCCGGCCCCTTGCCGTACCGCTGTGATGCCAGGACCGTACGAAATCGTGAGCTCGTCAGCGCCCGTCCCCACTCCGAGGAAGGTGTGCTCAACCAGCTCCGGCGTCGTATTCCTGAGAGGGAATGGACTCTGGATTGACATGCTTGATTCTCCTTGGCCTGAAAGGTGCGGGCGACCGGTGCCGCCCGCACCCCGTCAGAAGTTTCTACAGTACCCAGTACCCGAGCTGGAACTCCCAGCTGATACCGGCCGTCTGGCTCGTTGCGTTGGTCTGCCACAGGAACGAATCCCCGGGGCCGATACTGACCGGCGGTACGCCAACGTTCATTACTACCGGCGCCGTTGCGTTGATGATGCCCTGCGCCGATGCCTCGCCGCGCCCGCCGAAGTTGAAGTTGTAGACATCGCCCACAACCCCGATCACGACACGCAACACCCCGCCGCTGATGAGCCGCTGAGCCGAAGCTGCAGGGCTAACCAGTGCGCCGAAGTGAATACGCGCACCGGACTCGGACTCCGCGTCTGCGTTGGTGCAGACCGGCGTGATTGCCGATCCGCCCGACGTGTAGCGGGTAACCGTGTCTGTGTGCATGACGTACGCCAGATCGGTACCATTTGCCCCGGCAGCCGTGACCATGACGGTCAGGAAGTCGAGGTAGATACGCTTGCCACTCGCCGCAGAATTGCGGTTGAACACACTGAGCGTGTTCTGCAGGTTGTTGATGCCATCCGCGGCGGCGAAGCCGGCGATTCCGGTTCCCGCAGTCGGGTTAGTGGCCACGAAATACTGGCCCTGTTCAGCCGCTCCATAGGCCGGCTTCCCGTGTTCTGCAACGTGCAGTTTCCCGCGACGCGACAGACCCACCGGGCCATTGGTGTCGTTGGCGACGGCTTCCTGTTGGTCCTGATGAGCCTCGCCGTACAGTTTGACGTCGTCGAATCCCATGACTAGTACTCCCAGTACCCGAGTTGGAACTCGAGGCTCTTAGCAACCGACTGCGACGAGCAGTTCAGCTGGAAGATCCAAGAGTCACCCTGACCGAGTATGACCGGCACGCACGGAACGTTCATGACTGCGGGGGCGGTGCTGTTCACGATGCCAGCCGCAGACACGTCACCGTGGCCACCGAAGTTGAAGTTGTAGATATCGCCGATCACGGAGATAACCACGCGGAGGATTCCGCCGCCGAGCAGCCGGGCCGAGGTGGCCGCGGGTGCGACGATAGCGCCAAAGTAGATCGTGGCGCCGCTGGTGTTGCTGCTGTCTGCGTTCGGGTTGACCTCGGTGATCGCGCTTCCGCCAGACGTGTAGCGGTCCGCATTATCGACGTGGTGCACGAACGCGACGTCGGTGCCGTTGGTACCGGCAGCCGTCACAAACAAGGTCAGGAAATCGAGATAGATCCTCTTCCCGCTTGCCGCCGTGTTGTCGTTCGTGAGTACGCAGAGCGCTTCGAGCGGGTTGATCCCGTCCGCGGCTGCCAGACCCGCCACGCCAGTTCCGGCAGTCGGGTTGGTTGCCACGAAATACTCGCCCTGCTCGGCGACGTTTGTCATGGGCTTGCCGTGAGACGCGACGTTCAACTTGCCGCGGCGCGACATCGTGAGCTGACCGTTGGTGCTGTTGGCGTGAGTAGATGACTGGTCCTGATGGACCTCGGCCCACATTTTACGATCTTCTGGTGTTGCCATTTCTGTTTCCCCCTTTCCTAGATGCTGAAGACGCCGTTAGCGCCAGGGGTGGTGCAACAGGGGTTACCCATGCTGCGGGTGCGGACCTCGATGCTGTCCTCGTTGTAGACACGGAGGGCCGGGCCGCCGCGATCGTCCTGAATGACGTGCACCCAGTTCTTGAGGGTCTTCCAGTACCAGGTCTTGAGCGACACGACGTAGCCGCGATTCGTCGGGCAGTCCGGGTCAGAGATGCAGCGCATCGTGCCGGCTGGCGTCGCGATGTCGAAGCCCTCGAACCCGTAAGTGGCTTTGTTCCCGCCGCCGTCATACGTGATCTTGGCGTTGAGACGTCGGACCACGGCCCAGAAGTTGATCGGGTTCAGGAGTAGAACGCCGTCCTTGGAGAAGCGCTTGCCGAGTTGCGAGATCTTCACGCAGATCAGGCCGGCGTTCTCTTCGATGGCGGTGCTATCGTCGTCCACGCGGGCGCCGGAAAGGCGTTTCGCGTCAACGGACCGATCCACTCCACGGAAAGACTCCGAGAGGGTCGGCGCCGCAAGCGGAATGTGAGACTCGAGGCCATCGATGATGGTGCCAGGGTCGCCGAGACGGAACAGATAATCGCTGTCTGCGAAGCTGGTGATTCCGGTCTCGTCGTCGAGAGTGACCGTTCCGGCGTCTTCATCGACATTTGCGACTACCGCGGAGCCGGCCCGAAGCGAGCTGCCGGCTTCGGTGTTGTCGGCGACGACTGTCATGCCGACCTTGAAGTTACGAGCGTCGTCAGCAACGGTCATCGTGATCGTGTCAGACGAGATGCTGGAGCGCTGACCGCGGTGTCCGTGGCCGTCACGGTACAGCTCGTAACAAAGCGAGTCCCCGTGCTCTTCGATGATGCCGTCGGATTCCTGGGAGCCTAGTTGTTACCGCTGAGCGTTTAAGCTCAACTTCTGCGAGTTTCCCCGCAGAGCAGACTATATCTTCACCCCTAGGGGTGCTGCGCACTCGTGGGCCTTTACCGTCTCTGTGAGACTCCATGGCCTAGTCGTTGAACCTTCCCCGCCGTCGCCGGGGGGCTTGGCTGCTGATTGCCCAATCCGCTCGCTTTTCAAACCGTCACGCCTGCCGTTGCCAGCTACGTTGTGGTGCGAGGGGCTATAAGGGGTTTCCAGCATTTCACGCAGTTTTCTACGCTGCCGCTAAGCAGCGAGTCGCCGATTGACGAGATCCAGGAATGCGCCGCGATTGTCTTCCGCCGCAACGAGCGCCTCACCGTCGAGGGTGATGATGCCGTACTTCTTGCGACGCGTTGCCTGCATCTGGACGCCCTTCGAGGACGCGGCTGCAGACTGCGCGGATGTGAAAGTTCCGGAGACTCCCTGCGGGTTGCCGTAGCGGATCGCATAGAAGTGACCGGCGGCCGGACCGGACATGCCGCCGACCTTCTTGACCATGGTGCCGAGCGGGTGATCGCGCATCGCGAGATCTCCCACCTGGCCGTCCTGGTATTTGCGCTTATAGATGTCGGGTGTGTTAGCGCTGCACGTTTAAGCGCAGCTCTTCGAGTTTCCCCGAAGCCCAGACTATATCTTCGTCCACTTGGGACGTCCCGCACTCGTGGCGCTTTACCGTCTCTGAGAGACTCCATGCGCTAGTCGTTGAACCTTCCACCGCTCGCGCGGAGGCTTGGCTGCTGATTGCCCAATCCGACAACTTTTCAACCCGTCGCGCTTGCGATTGCTCGCTTCGCTGTGGAGTGTCGGCTCTAAGGGGTTTCCAGCAATTCACGGGATTATCCTCGCTCGGTTACCCGAGCAGGGCTCCATTTGAAGCGACATTGGTTAATGTACTAGCTGCCACTGTTTGTGCTCCCTGCCCCGCAGGGAACCACTCTTATTCCGGGTCGGTCAGCGCCTCCATCTCTTTCAAGATGTCGGCCTGCAACTCGTCGGCGTCGAGCGGTTCAGCACGGGGCGTTGTCGGTGTGCTGAGTTGATTGGTCAACGTCGGAGCCTTTTTCGTAGCGGCTTGAACAGGTGGTGCTTGCTTGGTTTGCCCGATCAGCGTCGTATCGATGCCAGCGTCCTCGAGCTCGGCGCGGTATCGTTTCTCGAATTCGGCGACCAGCGCCGCAGGTTCAGGTACCTCGCCAGTCTCCGAGTAGACGGCTTGCGTCAATGTCGCGAGCCGATCGGTGAGCTTGGCGGGGTTCTTGGATTGCATGACTGCTGCTAGAGGCGTTTTGTCGCCAATCGCCGCAGTAGCGGACGCGAGAAACTCCCTCGCGTGTGTCGCGTTCGTGGCGGCGTCGCGTTCGTTGACGCGCTCTTGCCGCAACTCCTTGAGCTCGTCCCTCACGGCCCTGAGTTCTTGGGCAGTGTTGCGTGAGCGCAGCGTCTCGGCTGCAGTGCCGCGGAGCCGGGGGTCCTCTTTGCCCTTCGGGCTCATCGCGTACAGGTGCCGCGCGGCAGCCTCGAAGTCGCCCTCTTCCAGCCCCAGTGCGCTGAGTACGCCGGACGGGTCGTCGTAGACGCGGGACGAAAGGCTTTCGAATCGCTCGAGCCGCTTCTCGATATCGGCGCGGCTGCCCTGCAGCTGTCCGCGCTCGGCCTCGAGCTTCTCGAACTCGGCCGCGATCGACTGCTTGGCCCGCTTCTCTTCCGCCTGGATGGCCTCGAGTCGCTTGTTCAGATCTGCGTCTGGGTCCTCGTGCGGCACCACATCGTCGGGGTCGTCCTCGGGGGTCGCGATGTCGAGCGGCTTCTCTGGCGGCGTCTCGCCGAGCGCCTCCATCTCCTTGATCAGATCGGCTTCAGATGGCCCCGAGTCGAACGTGCGGAGGTTCGGGGCGTCGTCTGCCGGCCTTCCCTCTGCAGGTACTTCTGTGGCCTGAGCGTCCGAGGGTGACTCGGTCGCTTCGGGTGTGGCGGCTTCGGGCGCCGCTGCTGCGTCGATTTGTTGCTCTAGACTCATGAGCGTTCCAGGTGTTGGGGTGGCTTAGACGCCAGCTAGCGGCGCCTCAGGAGCAAGTGCGGTCGTGGGCGTCCCAGCTTCGGGTGCCGCCATGGCCGGTTCTTGCATAGAAAGGACAAACGCGGCTTGGACGGTCCATTGCCTGATGTTTTCGAGAATCTCTTCAGGGGCCCCGTCTCCACGAGCGCCGAGATAGGCCATCTGCGTCTGGTAAATGCCGAGGGCCAGGTCCTGGAACGGCTCCGGGACTACAACCTCACCGTCTAACAGGTCTTCGATCGTCAGCTGCAAGTCGCGCAGCTTGCTCGAATACAGCGACAGGGGCGACTCGAGGTCCAACGGGTCGAAGGGTCCCATCATGCTACGGGCCTCGTCCTGGCTGATGATGCCAGCCTGGGCCCATTCGAGTACCATCTGCGTCCGACCCGCGGGCGTGCGCGCGAGGGTTGATGCCGCCTGCAACTGGATCTTGACCTCGCCGGGGTCCACATTGCTCCAGGACAGTTTTTTCTTGCCCTTGCTCAGCTTGCGGATGATGACCGGCGGGGACTCCCCCTCAGCCAGGCTCAGATCCTTCGCGCAGTCGATAGCGCGCCAGATGATATCGAGCTCGAATTGCTCGAAGCCTTCCTCCTGCTGTGCAAACCGCTGCGTTGTGGCGTCGTGGTACTCGCGAATCGCCGCACCGCTGTCGAGGCCGGCCGGCTTCTTTGCCGTGGCCGTCATCTTCGACACGCCGAACTCCTCGAATGCTTTGTCTGCCACAACGGCCAGGCGTCCGTAGACCTCCGGGCTGACTGCCTGCGGGATGACCGTCTTCGGGATCGAGTGCTTGTACGGCGCGATCGTGCCCAGCTTGTTCTGAGTCTTGACCGCGAGGTTGGCGTCCGAGATGTGGACGTATGTCGTAGGCGACGCGACCTGATCCAGGGCCCTGTCCGTCTGCCAATGCAACTTGTTCACGCGACGCTGATGGCCAGCGATGCGCTCTGCGCCGCCGATGCCGTACCAGCCGTGCGCGCGAGTGCTCCACATCAGGACCGCGAATGGGAAGAAGGTCTTCTCCCACTCTTCGTCGTCGAACAGGACGGCTTGATCGATGCAGATGCAGTGACGGCCCGCCTTGTAGCCCTTGCGGCCCTTGCGGCCCACAGGCAGATGCCATGATTCGACGACTACGACTTGGTCGCGTTCGATCGGGCGGTAGTCAGCCCAGTTGCTCCAGACCGACCCGTCGCCGGCCGCGGTGCTCTGTGCTGCCTGAATCTCTTCCTCGTGCTCCGGGTACGCTGCCTTGAGCTGCTCGCGGTCAACGAACTTGCGCTGGTGCATCTGTGAGGGTTTGCCTGTACGGCACTCGCCCTCGTCTACGATGATGTCGTCCACGAGTACACGCTCGGCCACGATGTCGCCGGACTGCCAGTCAATGTAGACCTTGACCAGCCCGGTGCCCTTCATGGCTGCGTCCTTGAACCCGGCTACGGCCAGAGTGTGGACGTTCAGCACCTTGCCGAGGCCCTCCGCATACCAGCTCAGCCGCGCCGCGGTACGGTGCGCGGTCCAGTCGCCTTCGTCGATCAGGACCCGGGGACGCACCTCTGCCGTGGAGATGATGGCCACAACCGTGTCCACGCTCGCAGCGATCACATTCTCGTTGACGCGGCGGTCGTTGGACGACTCGGTGCCGCCGCTGCCCGTCATCAGCGAATAGTACGGGTCGTACAGGGCGCCGAGCTTGTAGAATCGCTCGAAGAGTAGCGACTGCGAGCGCTCGACCTCCTGCACGTACGAAAACACCGCCGTCGGTAGCTCAGGGGTTTTCTGTTTGAACCATCGATTGTACGACGTCACTGCTCATCCCTCCGCAGCGTGGGAACGTGGCCACCGAACGTGTCGGGGTCTTGGTCCCATGGGAGATCACCACGGAGCCGATCGTTACGTCCCGGCTTGTCGTCTGCCGTCGGCATCTCTGGCAGCAAGTCAATCACGACGCCTTCGATCTCCACTTTGAGCACGCCGGCCCTGCGCAGCTCTGGCGCGCGCTTTGCGATGACCGCGAGTCGGTCGTCGAGGGTCTTAGTAGTAGTGCTCATCGTAATTGCCGTCTGCCAACAGGTCCTCGTCCTCGCTCCGGGTGCGAGATAGCTCTTCCTCGTCTGCGTCTAGCCACGCCTGAGCCGCTTCTGCGCTGCCGGGCTGTGGCTTCTCCGGGGGCGGCTGCTCGCCTGCAATCAGGTGCATAGCCTTACGCCGTGCGTAGACAAATGCGTCTGTGGCGTCGTTCCTGTCGCCGCGTCGCTCCTTCAGGCCACCGTAGTCGTCTCGCTCCCACTGCAGGTTTAGTAACTGGTCCTCGAGCGTCGAGTCCTTCAGGATGCTGATGCGGCCGTCGATGAAGTCGCCGTTAGAGAGCTCGATGGAGTCGAACTTGTGTTTCTTCTCGGCGGGCTCGATCGGAATGCCGTAGACCTCGGAGAGTTCATCAAGGATCGCCCCTCCGAGGCCGGCGACGTCTGCAACCATACCGTAGGGCCAGCCAGTGAGGCCGATTAGCCCTCCTGCGGGCCCCGGGTCCTTGCCGGCCAGGATGTTCTTGACCCAGACCTTGCCCACGAGCAGCTCAGCGATCGGCTTGGCGTACATCCCAGGCTTGCAGAACTCGAAGACGTGGAGCAGTTCTCGAGATGCCTCCGGGTTGGCCAGTATCTGCAGCGAGAACGGGTCACTATGGCCCATGTCGAGGCCATAGACAAAGTTGTGCTCGCCCTCGAGCTTAACGAACCCGGTCTCTTTGTCCCGTTCCGGGTCCCACTGGTTCCACTGCTCGCCCTCATCTGTGTGGGCGCGGTAGCGGTAGATGGATTCCGTGTCGTCGTGGGCCCATATGCCCAGGTACTCACGCCGCCAGATCGGATTGTCATCGGTCCAGCCCTCTCGAGCCTTCTCGACAAGCGCCGCAGCCCACAGCCGAGCCATGGCCGCAATCGTCTTCGCGCCGTCCTGAATCGTCCAACGGTGCGAGCTCCAGCCGATCCAGTCCTTGAACTCGGGCTTGTGCCGGTCGTCGTACCACCGAGCCGTCTCGGAGCCGTTACGGGTGCCCTCGTAGAAAATTCCACCTAGGACGTGAGACGGTGTCCCGTAAATGACCAGGGAGCCGCCGAAGTCTCCGAGTCTGGGGCCGATGATGCGCCGGATCAGGTAGCTTAGAATCTGCGGCTTGTGAGACGCGCCCTCGTCTACCTGAACTTCATGGAACGGCTGGCCGCGCAGCTTCTCGATTTCGCGCCGATCGTCAGCTCCGACCAACCGCAGCGTTGCCCCCGTCTGGGGAAACGTCATCCTGAGCTTCGTTTCGCTGAAATGACAGCCCAGGCCCAGCTTCTCGTCGAGGTCCTTCAACGGAGTCCACATGAACTCCTCGGCTTGGGGCCGGGTAGTCGCAATGTAGAGCATCCGCGCCCTACGGACCGTGAGGCCCTTAAGCAGGTAGCGAGCTCGGCCGCCGGTAGTCTTGCCGCCACCGCGGCCGACTAGCGCCATAATGCGCAGGGCCGGGTCGAGCGCAAACGCCCGCTGCTTAGGGTGCAGCGACTCGACGATCTGCTCGATGGCTGTGGCGGAATCTGCGCCGCCTAGCCACTCACTTACCCGCTCCGGGCTAGCTACGATCCGTTTGAAGCGCGGCCCGCTCTCAAGCGGGGTACCAGCAGACAACGCGATGTTCCGGGATGTAGGCCACCTCGGTACGGTCCGGGGCCGTGTATGTCACCTTGAACGCTCGGTACCACGGGTGATACTCGATGGTGTGCCTGCTCATGGGCTTGCCCTCGCGGGCGATAGAGCAGGACGTGGCCATGTGCAGGCCGGGGCCTTCCTGCCCCGGCTGCTCGAATTGTAGGATACGGACAGGAATGGGGGTCCGACCCGGAGCGGTCAGCGGGACATGCTTCTCGAGCTCGGCTGCGAAGAACTGCGTCTCGGGCCCAACCGTTACGGCATCGAGGTCTGGAATGTCTGATGTTCTTGTCTTGCGTGGTCTGCCCATAGGTCCTCCGGGCCGTCAGGTGGTTACTGCTTGGTTGTGCGCGCAATGAGCGGGTCCCACCGTGCGTCTCGCATGACACTACTGTCGGCGACCCGGGTGCCCGTTTTTCTGTCTTTTCTGGACAGGGCGCCAGTTTTACAAGTGTAGAGGAATCGAGAATCAACCTCTGCCGCATCTAACAGCCCCTTCCCTAACCCCATTCGGCGGTAGGGCTTTTTAACGTACACGTAGTGTACGAGGCTAAAATACGAAGGGGCGTACATTGTCTCATGCCAGGGGCCGCCCCGTTCTGCGGCAATCCACCCATACAGATCCGACTGCCTGTCAGTCTCTCCGGGGTGGCATGCGACATGGACGGAAACGCCCGGGCGCGCCAGTACCCGCGTGATAGCCGCCCTCATTACCACGTCCCAGTCCTCGTAGGCGATCATCCCTGCGGCGTGAGCGTCCCGGTAGCCGACGATCCAGCTGTCGAAGACGAAGCCCAGGTCCGGCTCAGCAGCGAGCCGGTATGCGAGGGCCGTCACACAAAGACTTTCCGGTCCCTGAGGCCGCTGTCGGCGTCGGCGTTGAAATCCTTGTTCTGCCAGTGCCGCTTCCGCTCGGCTTTGAACTCTTCCCGGGACTGCCCATCGCCCATCTTGACCGTTGACATGCTGTCCGGGGGCTTCTCCGACGAGCCGCTGGAACTGGTGCTGACCGAAACATGGTCAACGTGGCCGTAAGTGGCCGACAGGACCCGGGGGGCTTCCTGGAAGCAGTGCTCGATTACGTCCCGTGGCGGACGGGCCTCGAGCGACTCGATTCGGATGCCGCACGCCGGGCACAGGTATTCGACTACGATCCAACTCATGGGGATCCTCAGGTTCAGTTGCTGTCGGAGACGCTAGGAGACACCAGCGCGTATTCGGCCAGTATCTCCGTAAGCAGCTGGTCAAGCGCTTCCGTGACCTCCGGCGCAGTGTCGTCGGAGCGGTCTCGCCAGGACGCCACAACGGCGCCGGCTGCCTCTCGGGCCGTGGGGTATCTCACGAGTGTCCGAGTAGCTCGTCGTCGCCGATACGCTCGGCCGCGGCAGCGTAGATTGCCTCGCGGCGCTTCTTGGTCAGTTCGCTCAGCCAGATGATTGCACAGCCGTCTAGCACCTCGGGGGTGATATCGGCGTCCATGGCTACGTCGTGCTTTTCCCGCTGCCGGGATTCTGCCTCGAGCTGGGCCACTGCCCTGGCTACGTTGGCGGATTCGCGGAGGACGGCCGGTGTTGCCCCGCCGCCGCAGTACTTGCACTTGAGATTCTCGAAGGTAGCCTCGACGGAGGCCTGGAGTAGTTCCAGGTGCCGGGCCGTTCTCTCGATTCGCTCGACTGTGGGGGGCTCAGCAGAGGAAGAGGAGGCCGTAACGGCCGGCTTCTTCTTGGTCTTGGTCTTGCGGCGCTTTTTTGGCGGCGCTAGTTCTGTGTGTTTGCCCATTGGTTAGGTACGTTACAGCGTTGGCTATTGCCTGTGCGTTGTCCCGGAACTGGCCGAGGCCAGCGTTGCAGTGCGGGCACAATACCCCGCGCAGCTCATTGCTCGCATGGCAGTGGTCCAAGCACGCCGTATTCTTCTTCTTCGGTTCCAACGTAAGCTGAACCGCGCAGAGCGCGCAGCCGCCGGCCTGGTCTGCGATCATCTGCTCAAACTGAGCCTGCGTTATCCCGTACCTGTGCAGGCGCCAGCCGCCGTTGGTACGCCTGGTCGCAGCCCGCTTAGCAGCCTGCTTTTCGATACAAGGTGGACAACGTTTCTTGGGGTTGCCGGTCTGGTGCCATGTCGAACCACAGGACTCACACGTGGCCGCTTTCGGTTTCGCGCGATGTGCGGACCTCTTCGCGGCGGCGCGACATATACCACACAACGGAGGGTCTCCGGCGACCCTCTTGAAGCAAGAGGAGCCACAACTGCCGCACTTCGTCCTTGATGTAACCCTTCGTGCCTCAGTTTTTGCCTGCGCGCGGCAGTGGCCGCATAGCCCGTCGTCCCTTTTCCAACACGCCGCGCCGCACGATTTGCACGGATGCTTCCGTGAAGCCCTAGAGACAGCGTCGTAGTGTGCCTTCCTGCACCTCGCCGTACACCAACGTTGGTGTGATTTGGCTAAAAGCGGCAGCTGATCGCCGCATTCCTCGCATTTTCTATCAGTTTTGAGCTTTCCGCCCATTGGTATGGCCAAAAGGTCTCAGTTTGGGGGGTGTGGTGCGCTTAAGCT